GTTTGCATTCCATGTTCCCATGAATCTTAATCCACCTGCCAAAGTATTGATTTGACTTTGTGCTTTTCCAAATGCCTGTAAAATAGAATCACTTGCTAAAATGTTTGAAGCTGTTGGAGATGCTAAACCTGTTAGCACTTTTCCTGTAACAGAATCATTATCTAATGTGACTGCACCAGATACATTTGAACTACCATCAAAGCTACTTATAGTAGCAGTCGCCTGACCAGTCAGAGAGATGTCTCTAGCAGTTTGTAGTGCTGTTGCTGATGCAGAGTTCACATTGATTGAACTTGGTAGGTTTAATTGTAATTGTTGATTACTAGCTGTTGTCTCTATTTGATTTGCAGTACCAATAACACTAAATGTTTGTGTATTAAGTTCAACATCCCCTGTTCCAGAATCTCCTGAAAAATCTAAATCACTTGCAGCATCTAAATCATCTACATATTTTTTTGTAGCAGCATCTTGTGCTTGTGTAGGGTCTGTTAAGTTTGATATTCTTCCTGTAATATTAACTCCTGTGCTTGAAGTTTCTAGTCGTTTAACATTTGCATTGTATAATTGAACACTAGCACCCTCACTAGCTTTTATCATTGTTTCATTATTATTAGCATTAAGTGCTTCAAAATATGTTGCAGTTAATCTTAATCCTCCCTGACCTGTATCTCTTATATATGAATCACTACCTGAATGATAAATTTCTAAATCATTAGAATCTCCAAACCTAGCTTTGACATCATCTCCATGATTTGTTGCACCTGTCATAGTTCCACCTGCCAATGGCAAGAAAGACCCACCACTTCCTGTAATAGTTCCTGTGACTTCTAAGTTTCCTGTAACTTTTGCTCCTGCTGAAACTGTCTCTATTCTTTTAGTGTCATTAAAATATAAATTTGCTGCACCATCAGCTACAGCACTAATCATTAATTTGTCACCTGCTTGATTTTTTACAACAAAATTATCCTGTCTTAATGATAATTGTCTATTTGAATTAGATTGTAGAATGTTATTATTTAAAGTAGAATTATGATAAATTTCAAAATCCTGACTTGTTCCAAATCTTGCCTTTGCATCATCTGCAAAATCAATAGTTCCTGCAATTTGGACTTGACCACTTAATGCAGGGTTTACAGGTATTCCAATTTGTAATGTATTTCCACCTGCTGAGGTTACTGTTGTTTTTATTTCATTGGCTGTTCCTAAAATAATAAATTTCTCACTATCTAAATCAACATCTCCATCAACTGTTGCATCATCCCCTCTGAAATCTAAATCTTGTGCTGTAACATGAGCTTCAACAAAATCTTTTACTGCTTTACTTGTAGGAATAGATGTGTCATTATTGTTGTTTGGTATGCCATCTGCAGCATCTACAAATTTTGTTATTGTAATATTTTGTGCTGTATCTTTTAATGATCCAAATTCTAAAATAGCTGTTACCTTAAAATCTCCTGCATTATTTACATACAGTCCTGTCAAGTTACCTGAGCCATCAGATAATTGTTTTAATGTTGCTGAAATAGCAGCATTATCAGTAGTCTTAATTAGACCTGGATAAGTATCTGATATTCGTGTGTTAAATAGTGTCGCCATCTTTTTTTGTTTTATTTTCTTCTATTTTTTCTAAAAATATTTTTAATTTCTTCAAATTTTTTTCTTTTGGTTTTGATTTCCATGTACTTCCTTTATAGCTCATAATACCCATCCATTAAATGTTGCATCTTGAGATGGATATATATCATCATTTGAGTTTGACACATATTTAGGAAACTGACTTTGGTTAAAAGCCATGTAATCAATAAATCTTCTAGCATACCATTCAGCATTTGTTCTTGCTTTTTCTACTAAAAAATCCACCTCATTTTTACTTACTGTTTCGCTTGTCTCACTCACATGCTTATATACTCCACCATTTCTAATTTGATATGCAGCAAATGGAATGTACTCCACTTGAGCAAACCAAATCAACATTGGTTGGATATATTCTGTTAATAATGTTTTATATTTTGCATTAGCAGGTTGATCTATTGTTGGCATAAGACCAATCAATTCATTATATAACTCAGTTCCCATATAGTTCTGTATGTGTATTTCCTGAGAAATTTTCAGAAATTGTATGAATTTATTTGTATCTACTGACCCATCAATAATACTGTTTCTAACTAAATCTGTTCTATTTATAAATAACTGTGTTGCCATAATTTATCTTTTTGGATATGCACCCCTGCCTGGTAGTTTGTCTGTTGCTATTTCACTTTCTCTTGTTCCTCTAGGATTCTTAATATAACTTTTAGGAATACTAGATGTCCTCTTATAGTTTTCTATATTAGAGCTTTCATATTTACCACTTTTTAGTCTAAATAAAACTCTCTCCCAAACATGCTGACAATAAATTCCACCTTTTAGCTTAAAAATATCATATCTAATATTAGGTTTATGCCTAAACTCTACATTCACAGATTCAAAATTACTTGCTCTGTCAATATCTTCTATTCTCCAAACTAATCCTGATTTTCTGTTTCCAGATAATCTCATCATTTCTTTACAAAATGCTCTTGATTTAGATGTTGTAGAATATCCCTTTCCATTTGCATATCTATAACGAATCTTGTATAAGCCATTTTTAGGATCTAAATAACTAAATGCAGAGCCATCTCTAGTGCTTCCTACATTGTCCTCTGTAGCACCTTTTAAACCTATAAAATCTTTTATTTTAGATAGTGTAGATTTTTTTGCAGGTGTCAAGTAATCTATATAATCCTCAGCACTTACATTGTCATCTTTTAAGACTGCAACTTCTTCAAATTCCTCATCTATTGGTCTACCTGTTTTTGCTAAACTACCAACTACACTTTTTGCATCATCCTCACATAGCTCTGTAGCTAGAGGAATACAGTTAGGAACTTTTTTTCCATCTTTTATTTTCATACCATATTGCTCATAACCTGGCTGACATGGTTTTTTTAATTCTTTGATGTGTTCTTTACATGGCATATACCAGGTTTGACCCTCATAATCATGTGTATGTATTCCATCACATCCAATATTCTTAGCCATTTCCTCTGCTTTTTCTTTTGTTGAATAAGCAAGTCTGTCATCAATTATAGCAAAGTCATCATCAATAGGTTTTGAAGTTAAATCTGTACTAAATTCATATCCTGTTTCTTCCTCAATATCTTCTTCATCCTGCAATCTAGAATCCACCTCAGTAAATTCTAATGGTTGTAGTGTTGTAAAATAGAGGTTTAGGGCAATGTCGTTATATGCTAGTAAATGGTCAAAACAATCTATTAAAAGCTCTTGAAATGGTCTAATAACTGTATTGTCCATTAAGAGTGAAGCTGTTTTGATTTCATCTGCATTTGATGAAAATCCTGAATTAGATCTAATCCCTAATAAAAAAGGACTAACAATTCTGTGAGCTACCTGAATTTTAGATTGTGATTCTTCACTTAAAAATTGATATTGATTATGTGCATCACTTAATTGAACAGGTGTAATATCTGCTGCAGCTTCTTTGTTGTCATTGAATGCAAGAATAAATTTTCCTGCATTAGATGTTCCAGAAAACTTTTGTGCAATTTTTTGCTCTAATAATTGTCTTTCTTCTTGATTAGGTGTTCCATTATTGAAGTTAATTAACATGCTTGGTGCTAGACCATTCATAATATTATTCAAATGGTAGTTAGAAATTTCTTCTTCTAGCTCTGCATATTGTAAGCCACCCTGATAATCTACAGGAGCATAATAATAAAATCCTGCTTTGTAAGGTTTGATGTAATAAATCTCTATTGCTTCTTTTGACATACCATAAGCAGGTATTCTCTTAGGAATTTCATTAGGTTTTAATTTACTCCAATCTTTAAAATAATAATATGCAGGAATCTCTCCATCTTTATTTGCTTTTGCAGCTCTTAATGTCTCTACAGGTATATGTTCTAGTCTTGCAATCTTTTTTCTGTCTTTAGAATATATCACTTGGACAGAACATTGACCCATTAATTTAAGATCATAACATAATTTTCTGACAACTTCTTTTTTAAACAAAGAAATCATTTGTGCATACTCAGCAGGTTTTCTAGATGAATCAGTTGCATTCAAACCTTTTCCAAATATCTGCTGACTAATGCCATTTATTGCTGCATTGTTTGTTGGTGAGCCATTATATCTGTCAATTAAATATTGAAAATAATTATTGTCTGCACCATAATCTACCCAATCCCTGTTATTTTTCTCAACAATTTCTGGAGATGTATATGTGCTTAAATTCACAAAACTGTACTCTGAATTGTGTCTAACAAATTGACCCTTTTTATTTCTTTTTAAATTTTTTCTCATGATGTTACAATATACTCATTATTATAAGCAGTAGTGCCAACAAACTGCCCTTTATTCATGTCATAATAGTTGTCTACCTTTTGGTCTATAGATTGGTCTGTGCAAAATATTCTGTCTTTATAAAATACATTTATAAAATCAGTCGCATCATTCCATAATCTTGTATAATTTTGCCATAGACTAAAATTCTCATTCCAAAAAGCATAATTAGAAAATAATTCTATGTCATAAAAATGATTGACAACTAATACAGGATTAAATGCTTGTGACCAAGTCAAATAATTTCCTGATGTTGTTGCTCCACTTATACTAACTTCTGTCCTTACATTTGTTGAATCATCTGTGTATGCAAATCTAAATGCAGATTCATATACTCTTGGTATGACTTTTAATGTTTGTGGAGTGTTTGTATTAAGTACAATCATACTTATATAACGAATTAAAAAACTTTATTTGTAAAAATAAAAAAAGCACCCATATAGAGTGCTTCTTTAAGATTAATTAGAATGAGTTTCTAATTAGGTACGATTTGTGAGTTTGAGCCAGTTACTACTCCTGCATCCACAAAATATGGTGCAGTTTCTTCTAATCCCTCCATCACTAATGTGAATCCTGATAGGTCTCCTGCTGCTGCTCCTGTGACTATTGTGCCACCTGTCACTTCCATTCCATTTTCATAACCACATAAAAATTGGTTACCATAGTAATCTTCTACAACTACAACAGGTCTTGCGACTGCTATTAATTGTAATTCATTCTTTGTTGCATTATCTAAAAATGTTAATGTCATATTCAAAGTCTGTGTATAAAATGTTGTTCCATTATCTCTAGAACTTGTAATTGTTGTTTCTAAAGAAGAATTGCCTTTTAAATCAAATTGAAAAAATGTTGGTGATCCTGAGAATGCAGAAATTGTTTGGTCTGCATCTACAGTAGCTGTGACAGGAAAATCTGCCATATATACTGTTTTAATTCCACCAAATGCTGATTTACATGGTACTTTTCTTCCTGTTGTTAATGCACATGCCATAATTTTATATTTTTATTTAAAAAAAAAGGTAAGTAAGTAAAATCTCACTTACCTCTTTTTAAGGTTAATTTAATTTATTAAGAGTAGTAAACTAGATCCTCAGAAATTCCATATTGAACTCCTGCAGTAAATCTCATTACGAATCTTACATTTTGACTTCCATCAATGTCTTGCATGTCTAAAACTTTCACTTCTTGCATGTTGTTTAATAAACCTGTTCCAAAGTATAAGTTGCTTCTTTGAGCAGCAAACATATGGTCATCAGACATTCCTGGACAAACAAAGATTTTAACACCATTCACAGTAAGTGATCCATTGTTCCACCATTGTGTTCCCTGTGCATTTACACCATTTGCTCCTAAACCATTTGCAGCAAACCCACCAAGAGCTTGTACATAGTGCTTAGCAATAGAGCTAGGGATGTAGATAAATAAATCTTCTTTTCCATAAAGTGCAGATGGGATTGCATCTACAACTCTTGAAAGCTCTGCTATTACATTTCCTGCATTAACTCCACCACCTACAGCAGCTAAGTCTTGACCTGCAGGGATGTTACCATCAGCAGTCATAAGAGTTTGGAATCCATCATATTCTCCTGCATTTGCAGCTACTCCTGAAAAGATAGTCTGCTCAGTTTTTTGTGCAACTTGATTTGCTACATGAGCAATCATAAAGTCACTAAACTTAGGAGGAAGTGTTTGACCCATTCCATAACCCATAGATTGAGCTTCCCAATCATTAATAAAATCTTTCTTACATAATTGAAGATTGACTTGCAGCTCAGTTGGCTGAATAATTCTTTCTGTTAATGTCACAGAAGAATTAGGATTAAAGTCACATGAAGCATCAGATACTACTGCACCTGTGTCCAATCTTTTAATTACTTCTTTGTAAGCAATATTTGGTTTTACAGTAAGACCTCCATCATCAATAGTGGAAGCACTTAATAAAGCTGCAGCAATATACTCACCTGCAAATTCACCTGCATAAGTAGTAGTGATATTTGTTGCAGTTGCTAATTCAATTTTTCTATTATTCATTTTTCTAATTTTTAATTTTTATTAATTTATGCTTCAAATGCCCATATTCCCTGTGAGCCACAAATTGCCCACTCAGTTGATGATACTGCACATAGCTCAACCCAGTCACCTTTCTTAGAAGTTCCTGCTGTATTTACAATGTGTTTTCCATTTGCTCCTGCTCCATTACTTGCTGCTGAAACTACTGAATCAGCTAAAGTAAAAGATCCTATAATCTTGTTATTTGCATGAGGATCTAATGTTAGTCCATGAGTTCCTCCTGTTCCTAAATTTCTAAATCTGTAAGTTAGACCTACATAGTTAGCACTTAGTTCTGGTAGTGTGTGAGTATGTGACCCACCACTTGAATTTTGATCTGCACCTGCATCAGATACTGAAATAGCTTTGTTACCTACTAAAGAATCCTGCACAGGTCTGTTACGATTTACATCATTTGATGAATATTTGAATGTTGCCATTTTTTTATAATTTATTTATTTATTTAATTTTGATAAAACTCTTTCTAAAGTTGTTTTGTATTTTGCTTGTGCAAATACTCTTTGTTTAACCTCTCCAAAAGATGCTTCTGGACTGTGTTTGATTGGCTCAACTGCAGCTTCAGAAAATTCTTCTTTTATTGTTCTTGATTTAGGTTGTCTAGATTTTTCCATTTCTACTTCTTCTTCATCTTCCATTCTAGATTCTTTGTCTTTTTTAAGATCAGAAATTGCATCTTCTAAGTTTTTGATACGAATCTCCATTCCTTTCCAATCAGCTACATCAGCTTCTTCATCCATTTCTTCTTCTTTCTTTTCCTCTAAATCTTCTGTTTCTTCTTTTTTATAACCATCTTCATCTTTTTCTTTTCCTGCATCCTCTTTTTGTGGGACACCATCAGATGGGTCTCTCATGTCATCAATAATTCCTTCTTCCTTAACAACAAGTAATTTGCCATCCTCTAGGATATACTCACCTACAGGCATTGCAACTTTCTCATCATCAGTCTTGATAAAAATTTCTTTTCCTTTTTCAAATGAATCAGCTTCTATTACTGTTCCATTTTCTAACTTTTGTTCTTCAAGTTTAACTTCAAGATTCAAAAGTGTTTT